AGATCTAAGCCGTTAGAGGTAAACGATCCGGTCAAACCCCAACGCACACCCATCTTATCAATGACTTTGTTGAGCGCTTTAAAGCGCGCGCCTGATGAGTTTTTAAGTCGTGTCAGTTCGTCAAACACAATGGCGTCAAAGTTTAGCTCTTGTTCGGACAGCCATTGCAAGTTGTCGTAGTTGGTGACTACGAGGTCGCTGTGTGATCTGAGCGCAGACAAGCGTTCAGCGGGTGTGCCAACAGCCACACGCATATACAGACTAGGTGCCCACTTTTTAATTTCAACTGGCCACACATCCGTACACACGCGCTTAGGGGCTAACACTAAGAAGCGGCGCACGATCTTATCGTTAAGCGCGTTCTTCATAGCGGTCAAGGTGATCGCAGTCTTTCCTGCGCCCACCGGTGCCAAGATCATCGCACGATCACTCTCGTATAGAAAGTTAGCCGCGTCATTCTGATAGGGTCTTAGTTCCATTGTGTTGCCATCGCTTGCGCGATCCCCGTGTATGTTTCGCTGCGGATTTTCCAACGGTCTTCGCTTGGGGGCAAACGGTTCTGCCCGCTATCGGTTTGGTTTGCCCAACGCTTCTTACCGTTCACGATACGCGGCTCAACAATGTCGGTAGGCGTGAGTAAAGGTAAATTTTTTAACCACAAACAAGTGCGCTTGCTTGCGTCATGCCCGAACTGCCACGGGTTGATGATCTGATCTGGCTTGCGGATGCGGCTAGAGATTACGCTGATCGGGTTCTCAACCGCGATGCGTGGAATGGGTGCAGCCATCAAGCGCATCACAAAATCTAGCGCGTCTTCGGTCAGTTGTGGGTCACGCAAGCCCCGCGCTGTCCAGTGCATACCAGACACAGACAGGTAAGTGCAAGGCGGATGCGCAATCATCATGTCCCAACCGTTGTTGATGATGTCAAACACATCGCCTTGATAGTGCGGTCCTGGTGCATCAGTGGGCAGCAAATCACAAGACATAGCGTAATGCCCCTTAGCGGCAAACGCGTCGCGTACCGTACCGCTGTACTCACAGGCTATCAATATACGCATCAATTTGTTCCTTGCTCCATAGTGTCGTGTACTGTTGATTAAGTCTTTTCATTTCTTCGGCGAACAACTTTTGCAACGGTGAAAGCCTCCCACCCTTGGTCTTGAGTTCCACGAATATCGTCCTGCCGTCTGGCAGACACGCTATCCTGTCCGACACGCCTTTGTGTGCGGGTGATGTGAACTTGTAGCTTTTGCCACCTATTCGCTCTATAGCCCATACGAAATAAGCCTCGATCTCTTTTTCTTTCATTTGCAAAATATAACATGAAAAAACTATTTGACAACATTTAATTTTATGTGATCTAATGAAAGTTCTAAAGGAGACACTAATGCTACACAGTTCAATAGTCGGTGGTTCAACAGCAAAGCGGGTCATCAGTTGCCCCGCATCAGTCAAGCTAGTGGCTAAGATGCCGCCCAAGCCCTCAAGCGTACATGCTGACCGTGGCACACTCTTACACGACGCTATCTCGCTTATCCTAGAAGGCAAGTTAGATGTTGTTGGCATGAAGTACAACGACATCACACTCACGCAGGAGTTATACGATGAAAAGATTGTTCCTGCAATTGCCGCGCTTGATGTGGTTGACGTTGATGGTTCGCTTGAGTACGCTGTCGAGTCCCGTGTGGGCTTTGGTGATCTATTACCTGGGGTGTTTGGCTCTGCTGACTTGCTTGGTCGTATTGGTAATAGAGCTGTTGTTTTAGATTGGAAGTTTGGTGATGGTGTGGCAGTTGATGCAGTAGATAACGCGCAAGGGATGTTCTACGCAGCAGCGGCCATGCGTACGCCTGACACCGCATGGGTGTTTGACGGTGCAGACGAAATTGAAATTGTAATTGTGCAGCCTCCTGTCATTCGTACTTGGTTAACAACGCCCGCGCGAATTAAAGAATTTGAGATGGAGTTGGTTGCAGCCGTTAAGCAATCACAGAAAGATGACGCAGCATTTAAGACTGGCGATCATTGCCGTTGGTGCTCAGCCAAGCCTGTGTGTCCACAGATGACAGGCGAAGTCGATCGCTTTGTTAAGACATCCTTACAAACAATTGACGCAACACAGATCGGTCACTATTTACAGCAAGCCGACAAGATAGAAGAATTTATTAAGTCGGTGCGTGAGTTGGCTTTTACAATGCTTGAGAACGAGGTCAAGGTGCCTGGATACAAGTTGGTCGCCAAGCGCGGTACTCGTCAGTGGGTCAACGATGATGACGCGATAAAATTTTTAGGTGACAAAGCTTTTGAAAGTAAGCTAATATCTGTCGCTCAAGCTGAGAAGTTAGTTGGCAAAAAGAATTTCCCGCAGGAACTGGCTGTATCGGTTTCTACGGGCAATACGCTGGCAAACGAGGATGATCCTCGCCCAGCAATCTTGAACCTCGCAAAGGTTCTTAATAAACTTAAGGTGATCTAAAATGTCTACATTCGCAATTGCAAACCTCCCTCCCGTAACATCCCTTGCCACTTCCTTGCGCGCGCTTGAGCAAGACGTGGGCACTGTTGGTTCCGTCATTATTAAGATGGACAAGACAGGCCATTGGGTCTTCGGTGCAGATCAAACCGAAGCCGAAGATGGCGCTAAGTGGGCAGTCAATCCTTTCTCTTTCGTGCACGGCTATATTGCATGGGGCGAAGGTGAAGTGCTTGGCGAGAAGATGGTGTCGGTATCAGAGCCGCTGCCAGCTCTTGATGTTGCACCCCCAAACGCTAAACGCGGATGGGAAACCCAGGTCGGTATGTCGCTTAAGTGCATCAGCGGCGAAGACGAGGGAATGGAAGCGCGTTACACCGTCACATCCGTTGGTGGTAAGCGCGCAGTACAAGCCTTGGCAGTCGCCATCGCTAACCAAGTTGATGCAGATCAGAGTAAGCCTGTACCAGTTGTTAAACTGAAAAAGGAACACTATCAGCACAAGTCCTATGGACGTATCTACACACCGATTTTTGAAATCGTTGAGTGGGTAGGCATGGATGGTGAAGCTAAGGCTACTGAAGAAGAGTATGCTGAAGCATCGCAGCCCGCACGTCGCCGTCGTGTAGCAGCAACCTAAGTAAGGTCAGGGGTGGTTAGGCAAGCATTTAAGGATGTCGTAAGTGCGTGTTTTTCTTGCCTTCCAACGCACAAGTATTAACGACCAAATTGACACCCCGCCTACAGGACAAAATAATGAGAACACTTGTGTGGTTTTCCTGCGGCGCAGCAAGCGCCGTGGCAGCTAAGATGGCTGTCGATAAATACCCAGATTGTGAAGTGTTGTATTGCGATACGCTTGCATACGAACACCCAGACAATATGCGGTTCCTAAACGATGTCGCTAAATGGATTGGCAAAGAAATTAAATTATTAAAGTCAGCTAAGTACACAGACATTTTTGATGTGTTTGACAAGACTGGCTGGTTGATCGGCGTAGGCGGCGCGCGCTGCACGACTGAGTTAAAGAAGAACGTGCGCAAACAATACGAACGCCCTGATGACGTGCATATCTTTGGTCTGACTAAAGATGAGGCCAAGCGCATTGAACGCTTTGAAGACCAGAACTCAGACACTAAAGTTGAGTGGATTCTTGAGAACACTACTAAAAAAGATTGTTACCGTATTGTTCAAGAGGCAGGCATTGAATTGCCTGAGATGTACAAACTTGGGTACAACAATAACAACTGCATTGGTTGCGTCAAAGGTCAGGCAGGCTACTGGAATAAAATCCGTGTAGATTTTCCTGATGCGTTTGATCGCATGGCCAAGCAAGAGCGCAAGATGGGTGTAGCGATCAACAAGTCTTACGCGGGCGATGGTAAGCGCAAGCGTATATTCTTGGATGAACTAAACCCCAACTATGGACGCAACGTGCCGCTGCCAGACATCGAGTGCGGCGCGATCTGCATTGCCCCAGAAGAAAAGTTTGAAACGGTGTCGCGCTATGATTCTTTGGCTTGATTTTGAGACGCGCAGCCGCTGCGACCTAAAGAAGCACGGCGTCTACAACTACGCCCAAGACGGCACAACTGAAGTGCTGTGTATGTCGTTTGCGTTCGACGATGAGGACGTGCAGACTTGGACGTCTGGCGCGATACCTGAGCGCATCCTAAACCATACTGGCGAGATCCGTGCGCACAACGCAGCCTTTGAGCGTTTGATTTTTTGGTATGTCTTACAGATTGATTTTAAGTTAGAGCAGTTCTATTGCACCGCAGCACAAGCGCGCGCCAATTGCGCACCAGGTTCGCTTGAGGACGTGGGGCGCTTTGCAGGCGCAAGCATGAAGAAAGACCACAGAGGCGCGCAACTGATCCGTCTGTTGTCGATACCGCGCGCCGATGGTACATTCAACACGTCCCTCGACTTGATGTCCGAGATGGTGGCCTATTGTGAGCAGGATGTCCGTGCCATGCGGGCGATCAGTAGTGGCCTGCGCCCGCTGTCAAAAAATGAGTTAGACGATTACCATGTCAACGAACGCATCAACGATCGTGGCGTCTTGGTAGACGTGCCGTTGTGCGATGCAGCAATCAAATACGCGGCTGTCGAATTAGACGAGATACAACAGATCGTGAGCGAAGTCACACAAGGCGTGATTAAGTCTGTACGCTCACCCAAGATGCGTGAGTGGGTCATCGAACGTGTCACGCCAGAACAACTTAAATTGATGGAGGTAGAAGATGGTAAATACTCAATCGACAAAACGGTCAGGGCAAACCTACTCGCCTGCGAAGACCTTGCGCCCGACGTCGCCGAGGTTATCCAGTGCGCCGATGACCTTTGGGCGTCGTCGGTTGCGAAGTTCAGCCGCCTTGCAGACTTGGCAGATGCAGAAGATTATCGCGTCAGAGGCGCGTTTGTCTTTGCAGGAGGCGCAGCTACAGGTAGAGCTTCAAGCTATGGGGCACAAGTCCACAACTTCACTCGTCGGTGTGCTACTCAACCGGATGAAGTTAGACACGCCATGGTACGAGGACAGAGCATTGTTCCTAAGTTTGGCAAACGCGTCACGGACGTACTTAGAGGAATGCTTAGACCAGCCCTAATGGCTGCACCTAGGCGTGTGTTGATCGCTGCCGATTGGTCGAGTATTGAAGCGCGTATGAACCCGTGGCTGTCGAACTGCACCTCTGGCATGGCTAAGTTAGACTTGTTTGCCAAGGGTGAAGACGTGTACAAGATTAACGCCGCTGCGACCTTTAACGTGAAAGAGGTCACTAAAGATCAACGCCAGATCGGTAAGGTGCAAGAGTTGGCCTGTGGCTTTGCGGGCGGCATTGGCGCGTTTGCTGCGATGGGTCGGGCGTATGGTATACATCTACCAGAGTCGGATGCCAGACGCATGGTAGACGCATGGCGGCGCGCTAATCCGTGGGCTGTTTCGTACTGGTCTGATCTTGAGTCAGCATACACACGCGCTATGCGAAATAAGAATTACGAGTTTACTGCGGGTCGAGTAACATATCTATTCGATGGATCGCATCTCTGGTATGCGCTCCCCTCAGGTCGGGTGCTATGCTACCCGTTCGCACGATTGGAAGAAGAAGGTGTGACATATGCCAAAGCCGCTTGGAAACCCGCAGCAGATGCCAAAGAGTGGCCGCGCGCTAGACTTTGGAAAGGCCTTGCTTGCGAAAATATCACTCAAGCTGCGGCGAACGATGTCCTACGCGCAGCTCTGGCTAAACTTGACGATGTCGTATTGCATGTCCACGATGAAATCGTTGTGGAGTGCGACGCGTCAGAAGCTGAAGAAGTTAAAGCGCGTATTGAACTGGTAATGTGTACGCCGCCTGCATGGTGCGCTGATCTGCCATTGGGGGTCGAGGCCGCCATTATGCAGAGGTATGGTAAGTAAAAAAGAAGCCCACCTGTGGGGGTGGGCTCAAGACAACTAAGGAGAATTACTTTGTCGAGTGTACAACAAAATTTTATTCAATATCTATCTGGCCTTGCTATGCAGGGTGAAACATCACTAATTGTTCGCCAAAAACCACAATTTAAAGACGGCGCGATGCAACTCCACGCCAACGGCGCGATCAAAGCGACGTGGCCTGCTTATCTGCCCACTCAAAAAGTCAAGCCCGATTGGGCGATTTATGGCAATACAGCATCCTTTATTATTGACCGCTTTACTGAAGGCTATCCAAGCGCGTCAGTCAGTAAAGCCGAGTATGTGATGGTCATGGTCTTGGACGATGTGGGTGATCCAGATAAAGCCCCGAACATCCCTCCATTACAGCCTACTTGGATTATGGAGACATCCAAAGGGTCGTTCCAATGGGGCTACACGTTCTCAGATCAACCCACAACTGGCGAATTTACCGCCGCCATCAAAGCGATTGCAGCGGCGGGTTACACCGATCCTGGAGCGACCAATGCCGTGCGTAATTTCCGTCTGCCTGAGTCGATCAACTTGAAACCTGGGCGCGATAATTTTGCCGCCAAGTTGGTTGAATTTGACCCTAAGATCGAATACACGCTAGAAGAAATCTGCAAGGCGTTCAATGTCACGCCAGAGGCCGCAGACACCGCAACTCTTCGCGCAGTCCGATTGATGGACGATGGTAACGACGATGTCGTGCGTTGGTTGTCGGTCAATAGTTTGATCATATCTAAACCGAATAACCAAGGTTGGATGGGCGTTGTCTGTCCTAATTTTGAACAGCATACGGACGGCAACCCAGAGGGGCGCTATCTACCCTTGACCCGCGCGTTTTGCTGTCTGCACTCGCATTGCATTGATTTTGATAGCGCGTCATTTTTAGCGTGGGTAGAGGAGCAGGGCGGCCCTCGTCACTCGCCTGGACTGCGAGAGGAGTTGTTGGCCTCCAGTATGACCGCTGCGCTATCCAAGTTGACACCTACCGAGGCGTTCCCAGATAGGGGTGCTGAGATCATTGCCGAGGTCGAGCGCAAAGAGGTTGGACGGGTAGAGAAGGCCGGATGGTTTGACCGCTTTGCATATCTTCAAGCTGATGATGCTTATTTTGACATGCACGAGCGCACCCAGATTTCGCGCCAATCATTTAACGCGCTGTTCCGGCATATAGACTGCAAGAGCGCACACAACACCAAGCGCCGTGTGGAGGCGTCCGTATCGTTTGATGAGCTTAGACAGAAATACGGCGCGCCCGCCCTAACTGGCATTACTTTTGCAGCGGGCGATGACGTGCTAGTGTCGCGCGGCGGGTTAGTCTACGCTAACAAATGGCGCAATTTAAGGCCGCTTGTTGTGCTTGGAGACGTTAACCCTTGGCTTATACATGGTGAGCGCTTGATACCCCATGATGCCGAGCGCAATCATGTATTGGACGCCATGGCCTATAAGTTGCAAAATCCCAAGGGTAAGGTAAACCATGCAATCCTACATGCTGGGCGCAGTCGCTCAGGTAAGGACAGCTTTTGGGCGCCGTTCTTTTGGGGTATCAAGGGCGATAGTCAAGATAACGTCAAATTAATGGCCGCCGTTCAATTGCAACAGCAATTTCACTACCAGTTAGAAACGGAAGTGCTAGTGCTCAATGAATTGAAAGAGCCTGACGCAAGGGAACGCCGCGCCTTAGCTAACGCGCTTAAGCCCATTATCGCCGCGCCGCCAGACATGATAAGCATCAATAGAAAGGGATTGAAACCTTATGAGATGATCAATAGACTGTTTGTGGTGGCGTTCAGTAACGATAAGCTGTCTATCACGCTAGATTCTGATGATGGGCGATGGTTTTGTATATGGTCGGACGCCCCCAGAATGACAGAGGAGGAAAGCGCCCGTTTATGGGCTTGGTATAACGCGGGCGGGTTATCTGCTGTTGCTGCGTGGCTATACGCGCGGGACGTTAGCAAGTTTAATCCCAAGGCCATACCGTTTGAAACCGAGTTTAAGCGCTCAATGATTGAACAAGGTATGAGCGGCGCGGAATCCAGTATTTACCATGATTTGATCGAGCGCAAGGGCGAATTTAGCAGAGGTGTAATTTCTAGCCCATTCCAGGCACTCTGCGCCCGTATGAGTAACACGGGCGTAAGAGTACCCATGCCCGCGCTCATACATGCCTTAGCAGAGGCGCGTTGGGTTGATCTAGGGCTTGTTATGTGTCGCGAATACACGACTAAGAAACACCTATACGCCGCGCCTGAGATGGTTGCCAAGTACCCCAAGTCCGAATTGCGGCGTATGGTCGAGGAATTGCCCGCGACTTCGCCGCCACTACAGATCGTGAAATAGCATAAAGGGGCGTTAAGCCCCTTTTTGTTATATGTCAAAGATTATGATTATCAGCACTACTATTACGCCCGTAATCAAGGGTAGCATTTAAGCGCCTCCGCGAATATGGGGTGCACGTTATCCCAATACGCCTTGATCTGGCTAGGAAAAATGGGTTTGAAGTGTGCGCGTTCATCCATAGCCTTAACGTACACGTACCCGTGCGACTTATCGAAGTCGTGCACCGTGTACGCCGTGTTTTTTAGGTGCACAATATCGCCGCGCTCAACTGGTTGTCCGTTCGTATATTTAAGCGTCATTTTGGCCTGCTCCAATAAATTCGATTTCGTTAATGTCTATAACTAGGTTAGGCGTATCAATCAACGTCCATTCCGCATTGTCAGTGTCGCACGCCGCTATCTCTTGCGCCGTTTCATCATCCGGCGCGACGATGTCTATAAAGACCTTTTGGATGTACTCGCCATAAACTCTATAAGTTTTCATTTGAGTGCCTTTAAAATGTTGTTTTGCGCTTGTGAATTTTCAGTTAATAAATTAATGTACGCAACCCAATACGCCGCGTCAAAGTCTAACGAACCCGCCTGATAAGTGCCTGATATATAGCCCGTTAAATATGTTTTATTTGATGCTGTAGGAAAGCGCGCGAAGTCGTGTAGCGCGCGCTGTATGCGTTTGGGCGCAGCCGCCCAATTAGTTAAAAACAAAGCATTATTCATTTATTAGCATCCCTAAGTTTTTCCGCCATTGCCTGGGTTAACCCGTAGTAACTAGGGTCAACATCAAATCGCCCGCATTCGGACGTGTAAGCGTCCGTTATTTCCATGTCATTAATGACAAAAGCCCAAACTGGCGCGCCAGTCACGTCCGTTGTTAGTATCATTTGTTAGCCCCTATAAACAACGTGTTGGATTAATTGGACGCACTCAGACATCAAACCGCTTATTTCGCACTTATCGAACCCTAGGCTATCGCCTATGTCCCAATGAGCGCCGCCCTCCTGATTAGCGTCTAACCATTCATTTAGCTGTATTTCTTCGCTATCGCTCAAACCAGTGTAATCGCCATTGATAATGGCCGAGCCCCAATGATCAGCAACTATATATTCGTAAGTATCCATTTTCATACTGTCACCTCTTTAATGGCGGGCGAATCAGTACATATGCAAGCAATTCGCTCAAATTTAGGCGCACTATCTAATGTACAAGCAATTAAATTGCGCCCTGTATGTGTGTAGCTTTCAACGCGCATTTTGCGCCCCTGTACTTCGATAATTTGCCCAATTGTGTACTGAGCCTTAGGAATAAATGCAAATCTCATTTTGTAGCACCTTAGAATTGAACGTAAACAACAGTACCCTTAGACGTTACACCCGCGACTTGCGTCGCGTCCCCCATGCGCTCTACAACTTCATTTAATAGCGCCCAACCCTCTAAACCTTGGACATCGAAGTTGTAATACTGCGCGAGCGTTGCCGCATCCTCCTCCGCCCATTCGCAGCAAAGCGCGATCAAATCAAACTCGATCTGTTCGCCTGAATCTTGTTCGTATTCCTCGATGTAGTCAAATATCAATTCGAGCGCCTCATATGAGAATTGATCTGCGCGGTCTGAGTTGCGGAAAGCGTTGGTGAAGTCTGAAAGTCTAAGTGTCTGAATCATTTTGTAATCTCCTAAGGATATTTTGGTTTTTACGCCAGACTATAGAAAGCAAGCGGTAACAATACATGCGCCAAAAAGAATAACTGCAATAGTGTCGTGAATCATTTTAAATATTCCTCAATTTCAGTTAGTAATTCTGTTGCGATTAGTGGCGCGTACTGATCAGCGTTAGCGTTATATTCGCAGAGCGTATAACGTGCGCCGCCAACTTCGCGGCGATCAGCGTCTACATAATCAACCCATAACTTAAGATTGCGCGCCTCATTGAGCATTGACGGACAGACATCATTCTGCCAAGAGTCATCTACAAAGCCCGCGAGGGTTGGCAACTCGCCGTCGTAATTTGAGAATAGTTTATGAGTCATGATTGAAAGCGCCATGTCATGTAAGGGTTGATAGGGGTTTGATAGTCATCTGACCAATTATCTGCAATAACGCCGGATTGTTCGCCATTGTTCAGGCCATAAAGCGCTTGCTCGAATTCATCAGCAAAGCTAGCGTGTTGATCAACAAAAACGTAAACATCTTGCCCGCATATTTCTACAGTTTCTAAAGCTAACGTAAACACGGGCGCATCAGTCGCAAAGTCTTTTAAAGTGATTTTCATGATTGCAAAGCCTCGATAGCTGAGTGAAGGGAATCGAAAGACATGTCGCCGTCTGTCACGCCGTCATCAGTCACGGCGAATTTGTATCCGTCTTCGCTAAGGATTGATGTGACAACGTTAGACGCGAGGAAATCATCAAGCGAATTGAACAGCACATTGCCATCAATGTCACCGAACAAGGCGCCGCTTTCGGGCGCGTCTTGAATCGTACCATCGTCGTGAAGGTAAACTTTTACCGCGTTTGTGATAAGTGTAAGCATTTTTAACCCCTAGTGTGTAAAAGATTGTGTTACTTGGTGAACTACAAAACTAAATTTATGTAGTCATTGTACAGGATTCTTTTACACTTGCAAGCGCAATCCTCGCAAATCCTCGCAGCGATTTGTCAGTCATGTAAGTCATTTTGTAGTCATCGGATGACTTACAGCGCAGCCAATAAATACGCGGCTCTTGAAGGATGTAAGTCATGTAGTTATATTATTAGTCTAATATCAATATTGAAAAAACGTAGTAGATAAGTACTAGATAATAGCGGTAATCAAAGCTGCGCCGTTTCAAACCCAATTTAAAAACAATGACTACATGACTTACATGACTTACAAGGATTTCTTAGGACGCGTAAGGACTGGCGTAAAAACTAAGTTTAGTTTAGGAAGAATTCTGAGCGTGTAAAGACTTTTAAAACATGACTACAATGACTACATAACTTACAAGGATTCCTTAGCCCTAAGTATTCCTTAACCTGGACTAAGCATTCCTTAACCTGGGCTAAGCAATACTTAACTAAATATTCCTTAGTCCAGGCATTAAGGAATGTTTAGCGTCATTCCTTCCTAAGTTTTCCTTAGCCTTAAGGATTCCTTAGCCCAGGCTTGCGGCAGTGCAGCATAAAGCATTCCTTAGCCAAGAGGGGGGGGGTAGGGCCTTGCGCTGGGGGTATGTGTGTGCGCACTGCTCACAAAAACTTTGAAATTTTTTTAATTTTTTGCAATACAATTTACAACAAAAAGCATATATAATTTGCTCATGTTTGAATCGCTCCCATTCGCGCCTCGTCAAGTTAAAGCTACCGAGTCACGGCTACGCAGCATTTACGACGCTGCCCGTGCAGGATTGCGCGGAGACGCGTTGGCGTTTGCAGCAGGGATGTTGCCTGTAGAGTATCGACAACTCACGCAGCTTGACCCAGTAGTGGAACTTGCAGAACAGAAGGGACGCGCGGACTCCGAGGTTGAGATGTCTACAATCATGCGTAACGCTGCTTTAGCTGGCGACGCTAAGATGGCGCTAGAGTTCCTAAAGCACAAACACGATTGGGTTGCCAAGCAGCAAGTCCAGGTCGACGTCACGCAACAGATCAGTATCATCACTGCTTTAGAGCAGGCTCAACAGAGGCTCACAATAGATGCAGACGACGCAATATACAGCCCAAGACGAGATGACTCTAATGAGCCGTCTCTGGTCACCCGCAATCAAGGATGATCCGTTAGCCTTTGTCCTCTACACGTTTCCTTGGGGTGTGCAAGGCACGCCCTTGGCTAACTTTACCGGACCACGCAAATGGCAGCGGGAGGTACTCATCTCCCTCAAAGATCACATCAAGCAAAACAACGGCAAGGTAGACTTTGATACGCTTCGTATGGCGACAAGTTCTGGTCGTGGTATTGGTAAGTCTGCCCTCGTCTCATGGCTCACCATCTGGATGCTCTCCACACGGATTGGCTCGACCACCATCATCTCGGCAAACTCGGAGTCTCAGCTTCGATCGGTGACCTGGGCAGAGATTACTAAGTGGTTGGCGATGTCATTAAACTCCCACTGGTTCGAGGTGAGCGCTACCCGTCTCATGCCGGCTAAGTGGTTGACTGAACTGGTTGAGCGCGACTTAAAAAAAGGCACGCGCTACTGGTCGGTGGAAGGCAGATTGTGGTCAGCCGAGAACCCTGACTCTTATGCGGGTGTCCACAACTATGATGGCGTGATGGTGATCTTTGATGAGGCATCTGGTATTGATGACTCTATTTGGGCGGTGACCTCGGGCTTTTTTACCGAAAACACCCCGAATCGGTTCTGGTTGTCTTTCTCTAACCCTCGTCGCAATACTGGCTACTTCTTTGAGTGCTTTAACTCTAAGCGTGACTTCTGGAAGACTAAGATTGTGGATGCAAGGACAGTCGAGGGAACAGATAAGGCGGTCTATGAGCAGATCATTGAGGAATATGGTGCGGATTCAAGTCAGGCGGCGGTCGAAGTCTATGGCTCCTTCCCTTCAGCGGGTGATGATCAGTTTATATCGTCATTAATCGTCGATGAGGCGATGAAACGGGACAAGTACAAAGACAACTCTGCCCCCATTATCGTGGGAGTTGACCCTGCACGCTTTGGCTCGGACTCCACCGTCATTGCCATCCGGCAAGGACGGGACATTATTGCGATTAAACGGTTCAAGGGTGATGATACGATGACCGTTGTGGGTCATGTCATTGAGTGTATTGAGGAGTATGCCCCTGCGATGGTGGTGGTTGATGAAGGTGGCGTGGGCGGCGGGGTGGTTGATCGTCTCAAAGAGCAGCGCTACAAGATTCGGGGTGTGAATTTCGGTAGTAAGAGCAAAAACCCGATGATGTATGGCAACAAACGGGCTGAAATGTGGGGAGAAATGCGTAATTGGTTGAAAACTGCGTCGATTCCTAGTGACAGGATACTAAAAACTGATTTAATATCGCCTATAATGAAGCCGGATTCTAAGGGTACGATCTTTTTGGAGTCTAAGAAGGATATGCGTGCGAGGGGTCTAGCCTCACCGGATGCGGCAGATGCGATATGTGTAACCTTTGCATTTCCTGTGGCGCATAGAGAAAGTAGTAACAAAATTAAAGTAAGAAACTATTCGCCGCAAGGCATGGCAACTAGCTGGATGGGGTCGTAAAAGCAAAATGCCTAAGAGCTACCAACTCAAAGGCATTTTTAATCATAATGAAATAGGAGTTTCAAAATGACTAAAGAAATTATAACGCAAGACTATGTAAAGCAATTGTTTGAGTACCGTGATGGTGTTTTGTATTGGAAGGTAAATAAAGGTAAAGTTAGACTTGGGCAAAAAGCTGGAACTTTAAATAATAACTATTACCGCGTACAAATTAACGGAAAACAATATAGAAATCATAGGATTATATTTTTAATGCACCACGGATTTTTTTCTGTTCAAGTTGATCACATTGACGGCAATACATTAAACAATTGTATTGAAAATTTACGTTCTGCTACATCATTTGGAAACAATCAAAACAAAAGAAAAAGCGCAAATAACACATCAGGGCATAAAGGTGTGGTTTGGCATAAAGGGAAAAAAAAGTGGCAAGTACAAATGAGCGTTAACAACAAATATAAATGTTTTGGTTCTTTTGAAGATTTAGAACTGGCGGGTCTTGTAGCACAAGAAGCACGAAACAAATATCATGGAGAATTTGCAAATCATGGCTAAAACAGGTTTATATAGTAATATCGCAGCAAAGCGCGAACGCATCAAAGAAGGCTCAGGAGAAAAAATGCGCAAACCTGGTTCTGCTGGCGCCCCCACTGCTAAAGATTTTAAACAATCAGCTAAGACGGCTAAGAAGAAATAACTATGCCTGGTATGGACAAAGGATTTCCAAAAGCTGTGTACGGTATAGGTACACGCGACGTCTTGTATCCTGGTGAGTTAGAGTATTTCAAGAAAAACCCTAAGACCACCGGCATGGCAGCCGACGATGACATGGTTATTCTTAATCCGTACAGCACGTTGACTGACCAAGAAAAGCAAGCTGTAATGATGAATGAAGCGGCTAGAGTGCATATGCGTAAAGGTAATGTTGACCCGCCACGTTATGATTTAACGCCTGAACAAACAGAAGCGTTTAAAAGTTATGGTGGCGGAGATGCTGACGCTATGCGACAAACGCTTGCTGCGCGTATACTCTCAGGTGATCCATCCGCATTAAATGCAACGCCTGAACAACAAGAGTACGCTCAACAATTGCGTCAATATATGGGTGTTAAATGATCCGACTATTAAACGATAACATTGCGGTCAAACCCGACCCCTTCGTTCAATCTGGCCTCATTATCATGCCTGAAGAAGAGATGCGCACGGGTGTGGTGGTTGCAGTCGGTCCAGGCAAGAAGGGATCGAACCGCCCACTAATGGTATCGGTGGGGGATCACATCATGTATAGTGGCACTATTGATCAAGCATATGATGGTCTGCTCGTCATGAAAGATAAAGACGTTATAGGTACGGTATGAAAGATAAAGACATCATCTCGGTTGCCAAAAGCCGCTTTACAATGGCCGTATCGGCGTATTCTGAGAGCCGAGAGGATGAGCTAGATGACTTGCGATTCTACGCCGGAAGTCCGGACAACTCATGGCAATGGCCAGCCGACGTGCTTCAAACCAGAGGCTCCGTCCAAGGTCAAACCATCAACGCCCGCCCCTGCCTTACCATCAACAAACTCCCCCAGCACGTCAGACAAGTTACTAACGATCAACGCCAAAATCGACCAAGTGGGAAGGTAATTCCCGTGGATGATAAGGCTGACGTTGAAGTGGCTGAAATCTTTGACGGGCTAGTTCGCCACATTGAGTACATCTCTGATGCGGATGTGGCGTATGACACGGCGTGTGAGAACCAAGTCTCTTATGGCGAGGGCTATATCCGTCTGCTGACTGAGTACTGCGACGATAACTCCTTTAATCAAGACATTAAGATTGGTCGCATTCGTAATTCGTTTTCAGTCTACATGGATCCCACCATCCAAGACCCTTGTGGGTCGGATGCGCAGTGGTGTTTCATTACTGAAGACCTGACCAAAGAAGAGTACGAGCGTCAGTTCCCTGATGCGCAGCCAATATCGTCGATGATGGCGCAAGGTGTTGGGGACGCCTCTATCTCGCAGTGGGTGAGCGAGAATACGGTCAGGATTGCTGAATACTTTTATATCGAGCATGAGAAGGCGACACTCAACCTGTACTACGGTAATGTGAGTGCGATGAAAGGCTCGGTTGAAGACCAAGAGATGGCAGCAACTGGCATGAAGCCAATTCGCTCCAGAACTGTTGACATTAAAAAGGTCAAATGGTGCAAGATTAACGGTTTTGAAGTGCTTGAGTCCCAAGATTGGGCGGGTGCCTCTATTCCTGTGGTGCGAGTGGTCGGTAACGAATTTGAAGTTGATGGTCGCATTTATGTCTCTGGTATTGTGCGTAACGCCAAAGATGCGCAACGCATGTATAACTACTGGACAAGCCAAGAGGCTGAGATGTTAGCCTTGGCGCCCAAAGCCCCGTTTATTGGCTATGGTGGTCAATTTGAAGGCTACGAGATGCAATGGAAGACCGCCAACACGACCAACTGGCCGTATCTGGAAGTCAACCCCGATGTGACTGATGGTGCGGGTGGTGTACTGCCTCTGCCACAACGCGCGCCCCCACCGCTGCCCCAAACAGGTTTGATTCAAGCTAAGATGGGTGCTAGCGACGATATTAAAGGCACCACAGGGCAATATGACTCAAGCCTAGGGCAAACCTCTAACGAGCGTTCTGGTAAGGCGATCTTAGCCCGTGAGCGTCAGGCGGATGTCGGGACTTACCACTATGTGGATAACTTAGCCCGTGCTGTGCGCTACATTACCCGTCAGATCGTGGACTTGGTGCCTAAGATTTATGATACCGAGCGTATTGCTCGTATTATTGGCATTGATGGCGAGACAGACATTGTTAAGGTAAACCCTAATCAGCCGATGCCGGTCAATAAGATCGTGGATCAACAAGGCATTGTGCTTGAGAAGATTTACAACCTTGGTGTGGGTAAGTACGATGTGTGCGTGACCACCGGTCCAAGCTACATGACTAAGCGTCAGGAAGCTCTGGAAGCGATGGCGCAGCTCTTGCAAGGCAACCCCCAGTTGTGGGCGGTTGCAGGCGATCTGTTCATTAAGAACATGGATTGGCCTGGTGCGCAGGAGATGTCTAAACGCTTTGCCAAGACCATTGATCCTAAGCTCATGGAAGGTGGGGATGACTCGCCTGAGATGCAGGCTGCTAAGATGCAGATGGATGCGATGAACCAAGAGATGCAGCAGATGATGAGTATGCTTCAGAATGTGTCTAAGTCTGTCGAGGTTCAGGAGCAGCAACGTGCGGATTATGAGGCTCAGATCAAGGCGTTTGATGCCGAGACTAAGCGCATCTCTGCCGTGCAAGCTGGCATGACCTTTGAGCAGATTCAGGACATTGTGAGCGGCACTATTGCTGCTGCCTTGGATACGGGTGATCTAATTGGTGGTGCGCCACAGCGTCAAGAGTTTCAGATGCCACAAGAACAGATGATGCCGCCCCCTGACCAGATGATGCCCCCGCCTGAACAAATGCCAATGGAGCCACAACAATGAAAGCTTGCGATTTTATAGGTATGTTGTTTCTAGCACGGGATGTTGCACATTCTGTACATTTGAATACTCGCAGTTATTCTAAGCACAAAGCCCTGCAAAAGTTTTATGAGAATATCATTGAACGTGCAGATGACTTTGCTGAAGCCTATCAGGGCAGAAGTGGCTTGATGGGTCCAATTTCCTTGAGTTCTGCTAAAAAAACTACAAATGTAGTTGAGTTTTTAGAAGGTCAATTAGAAGATATTGAAGCTAATCGTTATAAAATCTGCGACAAAGATGATTCCACAATGCAACAATTGATAGATAATATTATTGAGTTGTATTTATCCACGTTGTATAAGCTAAGGTTCTTAGCATGATAATCCCAGATATTGTTAGTGATCCACCAATCACCAATCCTAACGGCTCAATGTCGATTAATTTTGTTGCGTCTTATGAAGGCTATGTGCTGAAAGACGCAATTGTCGGCACACCCGAATACATCAACTCTCTTTCTGCCCAAGAAATTAACACGATTGAGGTTGATCGGTTTAATGTCTGGTACGACATTGTTAACCCAGCGGCGGAGGAATAATTATGGCTGATCGCTATTGGGTAGGCGGTGCGGGTACTTGGGATGCAACCACAACTACAAACTGGTCTGCGACTTCTGGTGGTGCTGGCGGTGCTTCTGCCCCTACGTCTGCTGATAATGTAATCTTTGATTCGCTGTCTAACGCAACACTATATACAGTCACCGTAGGCACGAACGCTGTTTGTGAGGACTTGACGGTTGCTGGTCCATTATCAGGTAATGTCACATTCTCCTTGGGCGCTACGGCAGCTATTAGCTGTCATGGTTCATTGACTTTGCCAGCAACGGGGCTTACTTGGTCAGCTATTGCTAATGCGACAATAACCTTTAGATCAACCACTACAGGCAAAACCATTACAACTAATGGTGTTTCTTTGGCTAGTGCTGCCATAGTTTTTAATGGTGTTGGTGGTGGTTGGACTTTAGGTTCGGCGTTGACTTATGGTAGCAATAATCCGTTAGAAATTGCTAATGGAACATTTAATACTGGTAATTTTAATATAACTGGCGGAATTTTCAGGGTTACTACAGTAGGAACACAAGTAATTAACTTAGGTTCTTCTACCGTAACATTATCTAATTCTTCCGCTATTACTTTTTCACAAACAGCAGGGCTTACATTTAACGCTAATACTTCACAGATTACTTGTTCTGGAACTAGTCCAGCATTTGCTGGTGGCGGTCAGACTTTCTACAATGTATCGTTTACAAGTGCTAGTGCTGGAAACACAACCATTTCTGGCGCAAATA